TTAAAAGGAGCTAATCCGTAAGCTGGGTTAAAAGTATCTAAAAGATTAATATTACCACTTAATAAAGTTTTTCGTTCTTGTTCTTCTAGCGCTTGCTGCTCTGCTATAGCAGCTAACTGTTGTTGTAAAAGAGCTTGCTGTTGTTGTTGAAATGCTGCCTCTTCTTGAGCTGCAAATAAATCTTGTAGTGATTGACCGGGACCATCTCCACCTCCACCGCCTGGTTGATTTGCAAAACCTTGTGTTGTTCCACCTTGTGCTGCCGCTTCTCCTGGACCTGGAGGTGCTGCACCTCCAATCATCTGTCCGCCTGGACCTGGTCCTGGCGTCATGCCTCCTACGCCTCTTCGATCACCTCTATCTCGATCATTATTTGAACTTGTATTATTTCCTCCGTGTGAACTAGTATGTCCTGGCATTATTCTTTTTCTCCTACAACTGCTGTCATTTCTTTTATACCGTCTTTTGCAAGAGATACACTGGCCCTAAGTTTTGCGTGGTTGTCATTGAGCTCCATTTTGTCCTCTGCGAGCTCTTTGGCTTGCAATAATCGGGCCTTATCGAGGTTTAATTGGTCCTCATCTTCCTTCTTTTTACGCTCATTTTCTTGTGCTCTGAGCTGTACTTCATCGGATTTTAGACGCAATAATGGGTCATTATCAAGCTGATTTAAGACCTTTTTCTCCTCTTGTAGGTACTCAGCCATGGTTTCAGAGATCAAAACAGCCTTTCTAGACTCAAGTTCTGTGGTCATTCTCTGTATTTCACGTTGCATTTGCATCATTTGTGGGTTTTGTTGCATCATTTGTGGGTTCATACCGCCCATTTGTTGCATTTGCATGGTCATTTGCTGAGTTTGAGCAATTTCGTCCTTAAATTCTAGTTGAACTTGCTCTTGTGCCATCAAACTTATGTGTTCTAGTATGTTTTTCTGTATTGCAGCCAAAATATTTGGATTTGTACGTGCAATTTGCGTTCCCATAAAGGCTAAATGCGCTTTCATGTGCGCTGTGTGGTCTTGATTAGGAAATGCTTTGATAGATTTACCAGATAAAACGTTAATATGTTCTACACTTGGGTCCATTGGAGCCGGTTCTGCAACAGGCGGTAACAATGTGTCAATATCTTTGACCCCTAATGCTTCATACATTGATCTGTAAGCTGAATATAAGTTGTGCATACCAGGATTTGACATAGCCATTTGTAATCCTGTTTGTGCAAGTTGTATTCTTTGTGTTTGTGAGAATATGTTTGGATCTGCAACAGGTATAATATCTACTCTTGAGTCAAAGTCTGTAGCTTTGACTTGTTTCTCTCCACCCACAACATCGTATGGATAGTTTGGTGGTAAGTATGTTGCGAATACATTCGACAATAACATAAATTCTTTTTTCATAGATGAGTATAATCTTTTGTGAATAGAACTCATAACCCGCGAGCCACGTTCCAATAATGCAACTGTCGTGCCAACTGCTGCACTTTGATTGCCGTCGCCCACTTGTAGATCAGCAATGCTCGCGAAACGCTGCCCAGCGGCAACGACTTGCCCCATCAAAGCAAGCAACGTTTGCGATGGTTCTTTGAACGGCAATATTTTAAATGCGTCGTCCAATCTTCCACCAGGTGCATCAACGTCACGGAACTCGCCCGGCTGCAACGGTTGAGCTTCGTCTCTGACTCTGATGCCTCGCATTTTGAATCCGGCTGGTAAGTTAGACAAGGTTCCGGCGTCTAAGAGTTGTCTTAGAGCGGCTGTGGCAGTTCGTGATAAACCACCGATCATGTGAATTAGGCCGAATCCATAAAAGCCTAGTCCTGGTAAAAATTTGAAATGTACAAAGTAATCTTTTCTTCGTTTCATTGGGTCTTCTATGTCGTAGTTTCTTCTAATCGATAAAACCTTCTGAGTAGTTTCTTCAACAGTAACAATGTATGGCATCTTAATACCTGTAGGTAATTGATCTGCTCCTAGGTCTTCAAAACCTTCTAGATCCAACTCAACGTGACATTCTACTAATGTAAATATTTCATCTTTGTTTGTAGTCGATACACCTTCTAAATCATTCTTTGATTCTTTTATGTCATCTTCGCTGTATGCTGGTGTGCCCAGTTCAACGTCTTTGTAAAAACCTTGCACTTGTAGTTTTCGCATATCGTTTGCTGGCATTTTAATTATGTGCATGATTGTATCCGCATCATCTAATGATGTTGCGCTGTATGGCACAACTAAATCTTCAGCCGGTACAAACTTTGATACACATCTACCTATTGCTTGATCGTAGTAAACTTTTTTAAATGCAGAACCTGCAAGTGGTAAATTAAATAACATCTGATCAAACTCAGGCTCGTACTCAGGCATCTCACACATAAGTTGATAATTCATAAATTCTTTTACACGTTCAGCTTGATCACTCTTTGCTTTGCTTGGTTGACCCATAACACGTGTTCTGACTGGACCGTCTGCTGGTAATAATTCTTTGTATGCAAGAGACTGAAACTGTGTAACAGCTTCTGCAAGCACAGGGTGCGTTGCACCAGATGCACCTTGAAAAGGTTCTGTTCTGTCTTCGTATTTAAAACCAAGAAGGTCTAGTCCTTTAAGATAAGATTGTTCCCAGTCGTCACGTGATGCTTTGTAGTCTTCAAAGTTTTGCATCATGTCCGCGCCGATTGGATCGGTGATATCGTCTTCTAAAAATTCTGCTAAGTTTGTATCAATGTTTTGATTAGCACCACCAGCGTTTGCCATTGCAGCTGGATCAAAATCTATTTCCATTCCACCATCTTCAGTTGGTGTCATTTCAATTGGTTGTTTTGGTGGATCCTCTGGTAACTGTATCTCTTGTCCCTTTTCACCAGGAACTTCTATTTTAGTCCTTGTTATATTGGGTAACGCTTTGTCTATTGTTGCCATTATAATGCTTTCCTTCTAAATAGTGTTTGTACCCCACCACCCACGTTATAGCCTACTCTACCGCCTTTGGCAAACTCTTCACCCTCTGGTGTTTTACCGGAAACCTGTGGGGTTGGGTTTGTTTGTTTTTTTGTAAATTCGTCTGCTGCTTCTTGCAGTTTTTTTGCTGGTGATTTTACAAGATTAGCCCATGACTCCACACCAAACTGCATATCATCATAACTACCAAAGTTTTCATAATCACCAATACCTTCTCCTGGACCTTTCATGTATTCTTCTGCTTCAAATGAGTTTGGATCTTTAGAAACTTTTTTACCTTGTTCTGTAAGTCTAATATTTTCTTCTCCAGGTATAAATCTTAATTCAGCTAGCTGCATATCGTCACCTCTACCAGAAATAGTAATTGCACCTGTTTGAACATCTTCTTCCATAAATATTTGTTTGTTCGGTAAATTAGGATCTTTGTATGTGTACATGTCCACTCCTTCTCCACCTTTTACATCTCCGTAGTCTGCCTTTTTAAATTTACCTTCTTTTCTAATTTTATTTACAAGTGACGGAAACCACACAGGCATGCCCTCTGCTGTCAATGGTGTTTTAGCTGCGCCCTTTGCTACAACTTCTGCAATTTGTTTTGCACCTCTAGGTATAAACATACTACCAATGCCTGCTCCTAATAATCCTAAGAAGCCACGGCGCCCGATTTTTGGTCCACCGCTACCTTCGTTAAATCCAACACGACCACCTGTTGAGTTGAGTGTTCTGTCTGTTGCAAAAGGTGATTTGTAAACTCCTGTTTGCATACCTTCTTGAAATGCTTTTTGCACCTCTTCCATTTTTTCTATTATTTCTTGACCCTCACCTGGTGTTCTAGCTTTCTCCAACAATTCTTGTCCTCGACGCATGTCAGCTTTTGCTTGTTCTGTTATAGAGTCCATAGCTTTTCCAAGATTACCGGTTGTCACTAGATCTCTCATGCCTCCGCCCATCATGCCACTCATGAGCTTTTCTATTTTCATAGCCTCCTCTTTCACGGCATTTAAATCATCAGAGTTTTTTATAAGATCAAAATCAATGTCACCTGTATCCAAACCCATTTCATCAAGCATAAACTTAACTTCTTCAGCGCTTGCTCTTACTGTTTTTAATTGTTGGTTTACTCCAGCACCTTGTTGAAT